CTATAAGACAACCATTAATGATTTAAACGATAAGATTAAAAATGCACCAAATTCTGAGGATTTTGAAAAGCTAAAAACACAAGTTGCTGATTATGAAGACAAAGAAGCAAAAAGAATTGAACAAGAGAAAGCTATTAAAGAAGACGAAACATTGACAAATAATATATTGGCAGTGTTCGGAGATAAGAAGTTTAGTAGCGACTATGCAAAAAATGGATTATTAGCTGATATCAAAGCAGAAGTAAACAAAGAAGAAAATAAAGGCAAAGGAATAAAGGAAATCTTTGAGACGTTAACAAAGGATAGAGAAGGAATATTCGCTAATCCAAATACATTTAAAGATATGCCAGGAATGGGAGATATAGATACAACCGTTACAAAGGAAGCCTTTGACAAAATGAGTTATAAAGAAAGAGTGGAATTGAAGCAAAATAATCCAGAACTATTTGCAAAATATAATGTAAATTAGGAGGATTAAAAAATGCCAGACGCAATGACAAAATTAGCACAAATGGTGGACCCAGAAGTAATGGCACCAATGATTAGTGCAAAACTTCAAAAAGCTATTGTAGCAACACCATACGCAAAAATGGATACTACTTTACAAGGTAGACCAGGAAGCACAATTACAGTGCCAAAATATCAATACATTGGAGATGCTGAAGATTTAGCAGAAGGAGTTGACGCAGAAGCAACTCAATTAACGACAACTACTGCAGAATACACAATTAAGAAAGCAGTAAAACAAGTATTATTAACTGATGAAGCAGTTTTATCAGGATATGGCAATCCAGTTGGAGAAACAAATAATCAATTAGGATTAGCTATTGCATCTAAAGTTGAAGATGACATATTCACACAATTATATACTGCAAGAATGGTATATGACGGAAGTGCAAGTGCTATATCTTATAATGGAATAGTAGATGCTATTGATAAATTCGTAGAGGAAGAAAACGTAAACAAAGTTATGTTTATCCACCCATATCAAGTAAGCGAATTAAGAAAAGATAGCAATTTCATTGATAGAAGCAAATATGGAAATGAAGTAATGGTAAATGGAGAAATCGGTATGGTAGCAAACGCAAGAATTGTACCATCAAAGAGAGTAACATATTCAAGCGGAGCATTTATTTGCCCAATTGTTGAATTAAGACCAGAAACACAAACAGGAGATGATGTTCCTGCAATTACTGTATTCATTAAGAGAAATGCTAATGTTGAAACAGAAAGAAACTTAAAGAATTACACAACAAGAATAGCAGTTGATGAACATTATGTAACAGCATTAACTGATGAAAGCAAAGTTGTATTAGCAAAATTCAGAGCTAGTGCAGAGCCAAGCGTTTAGTATAGGGGGTGTCAAATATGGAGTTTAGGAAACATTATCTAACGTATGAAGAATATCGTTATTTAGGTGGAACTCTAGATGAGACACCTTTTAACATATTAGAATTAGAAGCACAAAAAAACATAGATAAATACACTTTTGGAAGATTAAAAGACCTTGAAGAACAGATAAACGAAGTTAAGATATGCACATATAGATTGATAGAATGTTTGAAAAGTTATCAAGAATATTCTGCACAGAGCAAAGGCGTGTCAAGTGAAAGCATAGATGGATATAGTGTAAGTTATGGCGGAACAGATGGAAGTGTATCAAAAGCAAAAACAGATGAAATAAAAGGTATTGTAAAGGCGGAATTAGCAGAATGCAGATTAGAAGATGGAACACCTTATTTATATGTGGGGGTGGATTATGCTAACAAATGCAAAAATGACATATTATCATAAGACTAATGATGATGTAAATAAGCTAACAATGTGGACACGATACTTCATAGAAGATGTTTGGGTTTTTGGTGGAAAAGGTGCTAACGTAAATCAAGGATATGAAAATTCAAATAATGTAGAAGTTCGCATACCGTTAGTGAAAATAGAGAATAGAAATATAGAATTTTCAGTCGGAGATATAATAGCAATAGGCGAGCAACCTGACATAGATAAACAAAGTGACTTGAATGGCAAAGAGTTTTACAATGTAACAAGCGTGAATATCAATAACTTTGGGAATAGTAAGCACGTGCATTTAGGTGGTAAGTAATTATGAAAATGAAACCAATAAGCACAATAAAAGCCAATTTAGGAATTGAGCCAAATGGTAGAGTCCAAAGATTTTTCACAGATACTTGTTATAGGAAGATGGATAAATATGTTCCTAAAGGTGAAACAGGAAATTTGCGTGGAGTAGTTGATAAAGGAACAAATTATATAACTTATGAAATGCCATACGCACACGCACAATATATTGGAATTGTAAATGGAAGTCCAGTTAAGAATTATACAACGCCACGGAACAGGACCATATTGGGATAAAAGAATGTGGAGTGCCGAAGGGCAAGAAGTTATAAGAGAGGTGCAAGAATATGTTAACAGATAATTTGAGAGTAACAAAATTGCGTGAATATCTTATGAAAGTTTTATCTAATTTGAAAGAGGAATATACACAAATGAATGTGAATTTTTTAGATGATAACCCAAACAACTATTCACTTGATAAGATACCGACTGCAAGTGAAGTAGAGAGATGGGTTACAGGAGATATAACATATAGAGATGTGTATTCTTTCAGAAGTAGAAGAAATTATAGTGCTGATGAAATAACTAATATAGAGAATATCGGATTTTATGAAGTGTTTGAAAGAACAATAATTCAGAAAAACAAAGCAAAGGATTTGCCAGATATAGACGGAATACAGAGCATAGATTGTTTGAATTGTGGAAGTTTAGTAAATGCAAACACCAATACAGCAGAGTTCGATATACAGATACAGATAGAATATAGAGGAATGTCAGGAGAACCTGATATTTCAGTATAAAGGAAAGAGGTGCAAAAATGAAACCAGTAGCAAAAATTGATGTAAATATCAATGGGATTTTCTACGAAAAAGGTGATGAAGTAGAAGTAAAGAACAAAGAACAATTAATCAAGCTAAACGAAAAAGGTTATATTGAACCTCTATCTCCAAAAGAAATACAAAATTGGGGTAAAGAACCAGTTTACAAGAAATTGAGAAAAGAGGAGGAATAAAAATGGGAATAGGCAAAATACCAGACAACATCCAAAAAATCGATAGAGATGATGCGTTGATTACTTGGCTAGATACAACACCTGCGACAAGTCCAACTTGGGCATTGCTTGGTGTAGGAATAACAGATTATAGTATTGCTTTCAATCCACAGACAGACACAGAGAAATGGATAATCGAGAAAAATGCAAGAACAGAACATACATCTAACCAAAAAGCAGGCGACGTAACGCAGAAGATATACAAGGGTGACCCTTGTTATGCGTTCGCAAAAGCAGGTATGGATAAATTAAATTATAGAACACACGTATTAGATGTTTTTGGAGCAGAAGGAAACAATGGAACTTATCCTGCTAAAATGAGTGATGCTTTATTAGTATTAACAAGTTTTGGTGGAGAAAATGCAGAAATTGGATATACATTGAATTACAATGGCGACCCAGTTGAAGGAACAGTGACAATATCAGACGGTGTTCCAACATTTGTTCCAGAAGTTAGTGCGTAAGAATAACCTTTAGGGGTTAGGGATAAATAATCTCTAACTCCTTTTTTATAGAAAGAGAGGAATTAAATTATGGAAGCAGAGATTAAGAAAATCACAAGCGATAATAGAATTCAATTAGAAGAAGATAGAGATATTGAAAGATTTTATATTTATGATGAACAAGGAAACAAAACAGGAGATTTTATCGAATTCGATTTAGAAGATATTGAGTTATTAACAAGATATCAACAAATTATAGAAGATGATAAAAAAGCAAGGACGCATTTAAAATTCAAATTAGAAGAAATAGAAAGACGACCAGACAAAAAAGGAAAGAAGTTATTAAGTGCTAATCAAGAAGCAGTTATAAAGGCTTGGCAAGACTTTTACAGGGAAGAAACAAGGATTTACAATATGTTTTTAGGCGAAAATGGCGTACAAAAAATTTTATGTGGCAAAAGTATAAGTTGGAGTACATTAGGAGCAATAGGGAACTTAATTGAACATCAGATTTATCCAAAATTAAAATTAAATGCACAAAGAATTAAAGACAAAATAATGAAAAAATATCCAAATAAAAAGGATGATGATGTCATTGAATAATCCAGAATATGTAAGAGTAGATGGCGAATTGTATAAAATCAACACAGATTTTAGAGTAGCATTAGAATGTAATAAAATAGCAGAAGATACAAGCATAGGTGACTTGGAAAGAGCAATGGCAATCGTATATAAGTTATTTGGCGAAAAAGGATTAAATTGTAGAGACCAAAATAAGCTGATTGAATTAGGTGTGAAGTATCTTTCTTTGGGTATGGAACAAAAACAGCCTAAAAACAATCCTAGTGATAATTATGAGTTAGATTTTAACAAATGTGAAGGATTAATAAAAAGTAGTTTTAAGTTTGATTATGGATATGACCCTTATGAAAAAGATTATGTACATTGGTGGACATTTTACAATGATTTGCAAAATTTGAGTAGTAGCGAATTCGGAACTTGTTGTGCTTTGAATAGAGTTGCAGAAATAATCAATATGGACACAAGCAAAATGAAAGACAAAGATGCAAAGAAGATAAGGGAAGCACAAAAAGAATTGCGAGAAAAATATTGTAAGTCAAAGAAAAAAGAATTGACACAAAAAGAAAAAGAAAGTGTAGGAAACCTTTACAAACAATTAGGTTTGTGGAAAGGAGGTAATTAATGGCAGATGGAAAAATAACAATAGCAACAGAGTTAGACACAAAAAGTTTTGATGCACAGATAGAAGAATTAGAAGATAAATTGCAAGATTTGGAAAAGCAAAAGATATATTTTGAAGCTAAAGGAATGAAAGGCGAACTAAAAGATGTTGAAGTTGAAATTGAAAAAACGCAAAACAAATTAGTTGGATTATATAAACAAAAACAGAAGTTAAATGAGCCAAATGGATTGGATGGATTAAGCAATTCTTTTGAAAAAGCAGTCAAGAAAGCAGGTAAATTAGCATTAGGAATATTTGGAATAAGAAGTGCTTATAT